GGCAACATCATTTTTTCAAAGTGATTATCCCATTCAGGCAACCACCAACCTTTTACATTTTTCATTTTTTCCTCGCTATAAAGTTGTGTAATGTCGTCTTATCTGAAAAAGTCTGTTCATTAAACTCTTCATAACTTAACACATTGTTTGTTTTTATATTTGTTATATTATAATCTAATCCAGTTATATAGTCATATATATCTTTCTGGTTATAATCTTGTAAATCCATTATTTTATGATAACACTCAAAGTATAAAATAGGACTGTTTCTTAGTATAGTTTCTTTTGCACCTTTAAGTACAGATAGTTCGTGTCCTTCAGTATCAATCTTTATAAACCATATATCATTGTAATTGTAATCATCTAATTTACGACTTTTTACATATCTTATTTCTAAATCACTTTTACCATTATGTGTAAATGATGAATGACCCATATGTTTTCTATCAATAACAAATCTTCTTTTATCCTCATTTACATCTGATAAGGCTATATTATGTAATTCTGATTTCTTGTAAAACCTTGATAAATCTTTAATGAATTTTGAGATGGCGTCAAACATAATCCAGTTTTCTTCAGGTATAGTATCTTTTAAAAAAAGAGCCCATTTACCTGACTTACAACCAACATCAATGATTTTGCCTGAAGTATATAAAGACTTTATATATGGGAATATAATTGCGTCTTCTTTACTTTTGTAATCCATTATAACCCACCTTTGCAATATAATAACTATCAACAATATCTGATAGAGGATTGCCAACTTTGTCCGTATCAAATATCTTTTTTAAATCTATTTTTGTTTCTTTTATAAACGCTTCGTACATCATATCCTTATCTGCATTACCTTTTCCAGTAGCAACCTTTTTAACAACACTAGGTACAACTGTGTGATAACCATACTCTTCTTCAAGTAAACGATATTTAAGAATACCACAATTTTCAGCAATCTGAAATACACCTCGGCCTTTTGAACCAAAGGAGTATCCTTCAATGAAAATAATTGGTTGGTTTTGTTTGTAATCTGATAATAGGTCCATAACAAAATCTGATATATAAGTAAATCTTTCAATAGGGTCTTTCCATTCTTTATGTTCATAACCAGTTATATTTTCACCTTGTTTACCAATCCATTTCTTTTTACCTGTTAAGTAATGAAATGAAAAAGTACCACTTTTTATGTCGTCAATATGTATAGCAGGCGAAGTTAGACTGTAATCAATTCCAATCTTCGTCTTCCATATCGACTTCACTTTCGTGTCGTTCTTCTTCGTCTTCTTCATGTTCTACCTCATGTCCACAAAATGGGCAAGTAAGTGGTTCTAAATCTTGCTCTTCAATATCCCATATTACGGTATATTTAGTTTCACAGGAGGTACATGTTTTTTTTGCTTTTTCCATTATAGTTTAAATTTTTTGAATTGGTCTTTTTCTACATCTTGTTTAATACCACCAATTACATAAGATTCAATCTCTGTTTCCTGTGGTGCGTTTTGCATACCCTTGCTGTTCAGCCAATGGTCGACCCACGGCAAAGGATTTGTTTTTTGTTCGTACTGTGGCGTTAGACCGATTGCTTTCATTCTTCGATTTGCCATATACTCTACAAACTGGTGTAATAGTTTTTCTGATAATCCAATCATACTTCCTTGTGAGAATAGATATGTTGCCCATCTTTTTTCCTCTTCTACAGATTCTTGATACATTTTATATACTTCTTTTTCACACTCTTTTCTAATCTTAATCATGTCTTTGTCATCATTACGGTCATGCCAATTATTGATAACAGTTTGTGACATTGCAAGGTGTTGACTTTCATCTCTTGCAATCATAGAAATAATCTTAGCAGAACCTTCAAGTAATTTTAATTCACCAAATGCAAAAGAACAAGCAAACGATACATAGAACCTTAATCCTTCAAGTATGTTTACAGATACCATAGCAAGATACATTTTCTTTTTAAGTTCTTGTAGGTCAACTTTGTCTTTGTTTAAGTGCCACTTATAACCTAGATTGATAAGGTCATCATAAGTTTTTGTTACACTCTCTGCTCTCTTTTCAATTCTATCATCTTTAAGAATAGTATCAAAAACCTCATTAGGATTTGCATATAGATTTTTAATAATATGTGTGTAACTTCTACTGTGAATTGTTTCCATGAAATCCCATGTTACAATACAGCCTTCTAATTCTGGATTAGTAACAAAAGGTAAAAATGCCAAACATGGACCTCTACCTTGAACACTATCTAACATAGTTTGATACTTTAGATTTGATGTAAAGATAAACTTTTGTTGGTCAGATAGGTCTTGATAATCATTTCTATCTTTCTGTAATGAAATCTCTTCTGGTCTCCAGAAATACCCTAACTGTTGTTGATTCAACTTATCAAATATAGGATATTTCATATCACTATATTGTTGAACCTGTAAGTCTTCACCAAAAAACATTGGTTGTTTCATTTGGTCTAAATTTTTGTCTTTATTAAATACACTCTTTGCCATCTTTACTCTTTTCTCTCCTTAATATCATAAAAGTAGTTGTCATCATCACCTGCTGTCCATTTTTGTTCACATTCTACACTATACTCTTGCGTGGACACCTTGAAGTCTGGAAACTTCAATTCGCTAGGAGTATAACTCTTGTCATAGAATATAACTCTGTTATTAGGTTGAGCGGCAAAATGGCCATTCTCTAACCTTAAAATATTAAATGATTTATGTTGTGATGGTACTTCACTATAAGTCACATTTCTTTCTAAATTCGTACTATTCGCATTATCAATTGTAAACATATACCAACCTTTATACCATTTTTTACTTGGCGACAAATACTTACATTGGTTGCCTGATAACATTTGCTTTTCGACAATTGCAATATCATAACTGAAACAATCCCATAACTGTAGCTCTGTTAGAGGAACATCCTCTGTTACTTCTTTTTTCCATGTAAACGCACTAATAGGCAATTTGTCATATAAAGCACCATATTCAGGAATATAAGTTTCAAAGTATAATGCTCTGCCTTGTATAGACTTTGCTGTAACCCATACACCCTCAACTAACTCACCATGTCCTTTTTGGCCGTCATATAGATACTCTTTTTTAATGTACACATCAACATGAGGTACATTGACACACAAATATGCCATACTTTCTCCCTATATTGTACAACTATCGCAATCTTCTTCAGCTTGCAAAGTTGCTGGTTCTGTTAATTCTACATTATCTTTCCAACCTAAATCATGTGTTGGTTCGTCAAGGTCTTTTTTAGCGTCATAAGTATTCTGATAATAAGAAGTCTTCCAACCATATTTGTATGTTGACAATAAGTCTTGTGCCATAACAGACACAGGTACCTGGTTGTCTTCATAATTTTCTGGATTGTAAGACCAATTACCACTAATTGCTTGGTCAAAATACTTTTGCATTACTGCAACGATATTTATATATCCTTCATTCCCTTTCATATCCCATAATAGAGTATAAAAGTTCTTTAATCTTTGATAATCTGGTACAACTTGTTTCAAAGTACCTTTTTTAGATTTCTTAATACTTAGATAATCTCTAGGTGGTTCTATACCATTTGTTGCATTTGACACAACGGAAGAAGATTCAGATGGCATTTGAGCAGATAAGGTGCTATGTCTTAGGCCATGCTCTTTAATGTCTTTCCTTAATTGTTCCCACTTCATAGATAGTTTTCTCTTAACGATTTCATCTACCTCTGTTTTATAGGTATCAATAGGTAGGATACCATCTGAATATTTTGTACGGTGGAAGAATTCACAAGGACCTTTTTCTTTGGCAACCTCGTTACTAGCTTTCAATAGATAATATTGAAATGCCTCTGTTAATTCATCAACTTCTTTCCACGCTTCTTTTTCACTATAACTTAATTTGTGTTTTGCTAGATAATGTGCAAGACCAATATAACCAATACCAAGACTTCTTCTTGCCTTTGTAGATACTTCAGCAGACTTAACTGGATATTGTTGATGGTCAATAATCTCATCTAATGCTCTAACAGCAAGGTCACATAAACCTTCTAATTCATCTAGGTAACCAATCTTACCAACATTGATTGCACTTAAAATACATAACGCAATCTCACCCTCACCATCAATGTGTTGAATAGGGTCTGTAGGTAATGTAATTTCTTGGCATAAGTTTGACATGTAAACTCTATCTTTAAAACTAGAATGAGTATTACAATGGTCAATGTTCATTATATAAATTCTACCGGTTTCTGCCCTTTCTTTAAGCATGGCAAAGAACAATGTTTGTGCTGACACTTTCTTTTTACTAACACTTGTTTTTCTTTCTGCTGTTCGGTACAGTTCGTCAAATTCTTCACTTCCCCATGCCTCGTAAAGTTCTGGTACTTCGTGTGGCGAGAAGAGTGTAATGTCTTCGTCATTTATAAACCTTTCATAAAATAATTTTGACAACTGAATTGAATAATCTAATTTTCTAACTCTGTTATCCTCTGTCCCTTTATTGTTCTTTAAAACAATAATGTCTTCTATTTCTTTGTGCCAAATAGGGAAGTGAACCGTTGCACTCCCGCCTCTAACACCATTTTGAGTACAGCACTTAACTGTTGCCTCAAACTTCTTGAGGAAAGGTACAACTCCTGTGTGTTGGACCTCACCGCCTCTAATTCTGGAATTGATTCCTCTGATTCTGCCGGCATTAATACCAATACCAGCCCTTTGTGCAACATAATTGCCAATAGCCATATCACTACTGAAAATAGATGGAAGAGTATCATCAACATCAACCAACACACAACTAGCATACTGCTTAATAGGTGTTCTAACACCGGCCATAACCGGAGTAGGAATATTGATTTTAAATTTTGAAATAGCGTCATAATACTTTTTAACATAACTCATCCTTTTGTTACTTGGATATTTTGCAAATAAAGTAGCTGCAATCATCATGTACATAAACTGTGGTGTTTCAAATAATTCACCTGTGCTTCTATCTTGTACTAGATATTTGTCAACGACTTGTTGTAGACCAGCATAAGTGAAATCGTAATCACGCTCATGCGTAATCCAGTTCTCCATTCTATCAAAATCTTTTTTATCGTACCATGATAGAATTTCTTTGTCGTAGATACCTTTGTCAACACATTTATTAACATGGTCAAAAATATGTGGGTGGTCCCACAATCTACGAAAAATTTGTTTTCTCAAACTATAGAGTAATAGTCTGGCAGCTACATACTGATAATTAGGATTATCTAAAGAGATAAGGTCAGAAGCGGACTTAATTAGAATTTTTTGAATTTCATCTGTTGTCATGCCATCATAAAATTGTAGACCACTTGACATCTCAACTTGTGATGAAGATACACCTGTTATGTCTTCACAAGCATACTCAACCATTTCGTGTATCTTTTCAATGTTAAGAGGTTCACTACCTCTGCCGTTTCTTTTTTGTACATTTAAAATCTCTTTATTTACCATCTATTTCTCCTAACATTTCTTAAAATAACTTAATTTTGTTAACGCTTCTAATTTAGCAAAGGTGTTTTTACTTATAATAGTTTGCACCTCATCTTTACTCATTCCTGATAGAATCATATCATTAATGTCTTTATGTCGCATGTCATCTGGCCACACGACAAGGTTGTAATCTTTCTCTACCACATCATACATTCTTTTTATAATTTCTTTGTTTCTTGGCTCGTTGTCAAAAATATATGTTACATTATCAGGTTCTACTTTTAATGTCAAGTCTGCACCGGCAGCCGCCAAACAATTATTTAAAAACATACTATCAATAGGTCCTTCGACAATCGTAATATGTTCTTGTAGGTTAACTGTGTCTAAACCGTAAACCTTTTGTTTGTTCTCGTCTAACTTAATTGTTAGATATTTTGGCTGTTCTTGGCCAAACGCTCGGCCTTGGAAAGCGAAAACTTTTCCGTTTGTGTCATAGAAAGGAATAATTAATCTTGGATGTTCACCTTTCGTATGACTAAAAGTATTAGGCTTCACTTTGTTAACAAAAGCCATAAACTTATTACTCAAATATAATTTAGAATAATACGATTCAGGTATCATTCTGTTCTTAACATATTCTAATACTGGATGGTCTTCTTTCAGTTCGCTGACCGATTGAAGACCCTCTAGCATGTCTACCTCTTTAAATTCTGGTTTAAAGTTAGTAAACTTCGGCTGAGGCGTGGAGGGTGCCGACCCTTTGTATCTCTCTAGTAGATATTGTTCATACTTCTTTGTGTCTATAAATTTTAGAAAATTTGAAAAAGATTGTCCTTCGCCACAATTATGGCATTTGAAAAACATATCATTTTTCACTCTATAGAAGT